GACCACGATCCGCTGGACAAGGATTTTATTATCAATGAACGTACTGAAGAAGGTTTTTACAAATTTAAAAATGGGCTTGATGCTTGTATTAGCCGAGGTCTTGCTTATGCCCCTTACGCTGATCTCCTTTGGTTCGAGACTAGTACACCTGCTAAGAAGTTCGCGGACGCTATCCACGCACAGTTTCCTGATCAAATGCTTGCTTATAATTGCAGTCCTAGTTTTAATTGGCGCAAGTTTTTAAGTGAAGATGAGTGTGAAACATTCCAACGTGAACTAGGTGAATTGGGCTATAAGTTCCAATTCATTACACTAGCAGGTTTCCACTCAGTTAACCTAGCTACATTTGAACTTGCAGAAGCATACAAGCAACGTGGCATGGCTGGTTATGCAGAAATGCAACAACGTGAGTTTGCCGCACAAGAACGTGGCTTTACAACAGTTAAACATCAACGTGAAGTTGGTGTTGGTTATTTTGATTTAATCAGCGAAGCAGTTGGTGCTACAAGTACAGTGGCCAATAAGCATTCAACCGAAGCGGACCAATTTTAATCATGTTGCCTTTTTGTCCTAAATGTCACACCCGCCATGGTCCTAAAGAGCCATGTCCTCAACCAGGTAGTTACGAATAATGTTAGAAACTATCTGTGACATTCTTGTAGACGCATATAAGCGTAATTGGATTACAAGTCGTGATGGCAATGTAAGTATACGTCATCACGACCGTGATCACTTTTATATTACTCCTAGTGGCGTTAGAAAAAATACCATGCAACCAGATCAATTTAAAAAAATAAAAATCTGGAGAGGTATTAATAGTGGAACAGGTGTAGGAGTTTTTAACTACTCGTGGGAAGAAATGGATTACACTGATATTAGTAGTGCGCTCAAGCCCAGCGGCGAAATCCCTCTGCATTTTGGCCTACAAAAAGAAATGGGTCAGCATAGTAATGATGTAAGAGTAGTAGTCCATGTACATCCAACTTATTGTGTTGCCGCTATGCATAAAGGTATACAACTAAATGAATTAGTGCAGAGTTTTCCGGAACTTAGTAGATATACAAAGGTTGCAGGCAATGTTGGTGATGTGCCACCTATCAGTCAGGAACTTGCCGATCAATGTTTTGAAAAATTAGAGTTAGATAGGTATGGTACTATCAAATATGATATAGTAGGTATTAAAGGTCATGGAGTTGTAGCAATTGATACCTCACCATGGCGTGCATATGAACACATAGAACGATTAGAACATATTTGCAAGATAGTGCTTGCATCAGGAAAAAATTATGAGTAAATTACAATATGATTTAAGTAAAAAGGTAAACTATACAAAACGCAGTATGTTTTTAGATCCAGAAGGTCCTGTAACTGTACAGCGTTTTGAAGAAGTTAAATATCCCAAGATTGCTAAGTTTGAAGAAACGGCAAGGGGGTTCTTTTGGGTACCAGAAGAAATCAGTTTAACTAAAGATAAGATTGACCATAAAGATAGTAGTGATGCTATCAAACATATATTTACTAGTAACTTATTACGTCAAACTGCACTGGATAGTATACAAGGTCGTGCCCCAGCACAAGTATTCAGTCCTGTAATTAGTATTCCAGAATTAGAGGCATTAGTAAACAATTGGAGTTTTTTTGAAACTAATATACACTCAAAGTCTTACAGTCATATTATTAGGAACGTATATGGCGTGCCTAAAGAAGAATTTAATAAAATTCACGATACTAAAGAAATAATTGAAATGGCTAGTACAGTAGGTAAACACTATGATTATCTACATAAGATTAATTGCCAACATGAATTAGGCAAAATGCCTGATTTTACTGTAGATCCAGAAACAGAACATGAATATGTCAAAGCAATTTACATGGCATTACATGCTAGTTATGCATTAGAAGCATTGCGTTTTATGGTAAGTTTTGCTACAAGTCTTGCTATGGTGGAGAATAAAATATATATTGGTAATGGAAACATTATCAGTTTGATATTGCAAGATGAATTACTACATACAGAATGGACTGCCTGGATCATTAATCAAGTAGTTAAAGAAGATGTTAGATTCGCAAAAGTAGCAATTGAATGTCAAAAAGAAGTATATGATTTATACTTAGATGTTATCCGTGAAGAAAAAGAATGGGCAGACTATTTGTTTAGTAAAGGTGTAGTAATAGGATTGAATAGTGAAATACTAAAAGATTTTGTTGATTATACTGCATTTACTAGATTGAAAGATATTGGTATAAAATACACAGAACCACATCCTAAATCAAGTCCTATACCATGGTTTAACAAACATGTTAATATCAATAAAAAACAAAGTGCATTACAAGAAACAGAATCAACAAATTATGTTATTGGTGTAATGAGTGATAATTTAGACTTTAAAGAGTTACCAGTGTTATAAATAAAGGAGAATAAATGGATACAAATCAACCCGATCATTTAACTGTAGGATTAGGACCAAACATATATAAAGCAGTTGTTTGGAGTAAAGAAAATTGTACTTTTTGCGACCAAGCAAAACAGTTATTGGATAGTAAAAGAATACAATATACAGAAAAGAAAATTGGCGAGGGTTTTACCCGCGAACAATTGTTAGAAGAAGTACCTAATGCAAGAAGCGTACCGCAAATCTTTTTAGCCGGAGAATATGTAGGTGGATTTCCTGAACTTAAAGAATATTTAGTAAAGAACGGATTTTAAATGGAAACAGGTAAAGTATATACAATCAAGTTTAACTCAGGTGAGGAAATGATTGCTAAAGTAACAGAATATGTTGATACAACTCAATATATTAAAGTATCAGACCCACTAAGTGTTGCACCAAATCAAAGTGGTATGGGACTAATCCCTAGCCTTTTTACTAGTGATCCTGATCAATCTGTGACGATAAATATTAATAGTATTGCAATGTATAGTGAGACTGAGGATTCAGTCAAAATGAAATATATAGAAGCAACTACTGGAATTAAAGTTCCAGATAAAAAGATTATAATGGGATAATGCCAAGTTTAAGCCGTCTGAATGATGAAAATAGTGTAGGTGGTAAGATTCTTAGAGGATCACAAACCGTTTTGGTTGATAATCTACCAGCTGGATTGCACGTTAGTAAAATTACACCTCATACTCCATATGGTACACCTCACCCACCACATGAAGCAAGTACAACAACTACGGCTAGTACCTCAATATTAATAGATAATGTACCTGTATTATTTGTAGGCTCAGCAACAACTTGTGGCCATAACATAGTTACTGGCAGTCCTACAGTGGAGATAACATGAATTATAGCCCAATGAATCTTAACTGTATCGGTAGTTTTCTTTACAATCAGGGATTAATGATTAACCAAGAAGCTACTCAATACATGGGTGATTACAGTAATGGCGTCTATACAAATGGACAAATTACAGGTGGTAACTTTTTAGAAAAAACAGCAGGAATTTTTAATAAAGCATTTGATATAAGATATCCTATTAAAAGAATGGGACAATTGGGTGTGGGCAGACGCTATTATATACGAAGTTTAGGTAGTAGTGGATTGCATACTGATTTTACATTATTAGGCGCACCTGCCAACCGTATTGGTATAGTATTTGTTGCTAATGATACAGGCGCAAGCATTGCTGGAACTGATGGTACTGTAAATGATGTTACTGGTACAAATCAAGATGGTATGACATTACAACAATATACTAGCCTATTGACAATGGGTAGTCATATTCCATTATTAACCAATACACCACCGTATTTTTATAATATGGACTTTTATAGTACAACATGTAAATATGGTTTTATCGGAGAATTTGCAGTACAAGCCTTTGAAGAATTCTATATTAATAATGGATCTTATAGTGATTTCTTTAATGCGTTTAATACGATACTAGGATATAAAGATACGACTAATGGCGTTATAGATAGTCTTACGGCTGGTATATCACATTTAGATGGCATCTATAGTAATATGAACGATTTAATCACTGGTGATATTGCTGGTGTAAGTATAAGTACATTCTATTGGGGTCAAGATTTAATTAACACAGGTCGTGTGATAGACCTGCAAAACATTCAAAATTTTGGAAACCCAGATGTATTATTGCGTACACTTGCTAAAAATAAAGCAATCACAAGTAGTTTAAATGTTGCATTAATGGGAACTGGTATAACCCCTACTACAATTCAAATGATTATCAATGGTAGTACTGCTGATAATAATCAACAGAAACTATTATATGCTTGCTATAATTTAATTACAGGACAAGATTTAATAGATATATTGACACCATTAAATTGTCAAACTAAGTATTTGAATACATTGGCTGATTTATTAGATATAAGAAAGTTATTTCCAAATAGTTATGAAACATTAACTTTCCCACAATATAATAGTGAACCTAAACAAACTAACAGTAAGACATATTATCTGATATATCAAGGTGGACAAGTTAATAAAATACCTACACTTAGTTATGGAAGTAGATTGTTAGGTATATTACCTGGCGATATTGCTTATGCTGCAGACGCATTTAGTATGAGTATGCGTCAAATTAAAAATATACAAAATATTGATATTGAAAAATTTGCACAAGTAGTAACTAACTTAGAAAATGTAAATGATTTGCAAGTTAATGGTACTAATGTACCTAGTAATAAACCTGCAATTGAATTTGCACTAAAACAAATCGCTTATGGATCAGACGCAACCGGAAAATTCAAAACTGTAGACTTTTTTGGATGTATGACAAACTTGGTTTATCCATGGAAACAATTATATGATTATGTTCAGTTATTAAGCGAATTACCTGAGATATCAACATTAGAAGGATATCTATCTGATTTATATGATATATTAGGTACTAATCCATCAAATATGACTGCTCAATATTTCCGTGACCATGTACAACCTATAATTGACAATATCAATTTACTTGTACAAAGTATTTACACTAGTAACCATGATAAAGTTGCACCAATAATAGATTTATACAACCGTATGGGTAGTGGCTTATCAAGAGAACAATTTATTAGAAAGAAAGCAATTCCGGGCGGAATTGAATATACAACTAGTACTTACATGGATACATATGGATTCATTAATAATTTAGCGACTTATAGCCAGGAAACCGAACCTGGCCAAACAAGTGTTGTTATAGAAAATATAGCAAATATAGAAACCTTAGGAGGACAAAGTTTAATCGGTAGTATGCGTGAATCACGCAATAGCTTGCGTATGGGTTTAATGGGCGGTGAATTAGATAATAAAATCGACCCAGTGAAATTATCATTACCTATACCAAATGGGACAAAAGCAACGATACCCACAACCACTGGTAGAGTTGAAGTTTCTTTCGTTAACGGAGGCCCTATACCGGGCAGTTTAGGAGGAAGTCCCCAGTCAACACTAGTACCAAGTAACCTTAGTATACTTAATATGGCCACCGGCCCAACGGTATTAGTGCCCAGTGCAGCAATTGACCATGTAACAAAATGCAATTGTGATTGCTGGGACTTATTACAATAATCGTACTTTAGTAGATTTACTACCAAAACATATAGCGATATATATTTTTGATAGTATAATAATACCATAGGTACCTTTAGGAAAGGAGTCTTATGACAAACATTATCAATTTAAGTGGAAACATGTTTATCTTTATAGCAATATTAATAGGTAAACAAATGAGGTTGTTAGTAACATTACTAATGGTATTAGCACTAACACTAATGACTTTTAATCAAAACACACGGGAAGAAATTATCCGTGCTGAACATAAAGTAGCAAAATTTGTAGACCCAAAACAAATTATCTGTTTAGCTACTAATATATTTTTCGAAGCAGGGCACGAAAGTACAGACGGCAAAGCCGCAGTAGCCCGTGTTACATTAAATAGGGTACATAATGGCTTTGCCACAACGCCCTGTCAAGTAGTTTATCAAACTACAACAAAAGATGACCAAAAATTGTGTCAATTTAGTTGGGTATGTGAGGGTAAAGGAAACCCAAATAAGCGTGACCCAAGTTACCAGGCTAGTTTACAAGTAGCCTATGATGTGTTAGTATTAGATAAGTACAAAGATGTGATACCCAAAAATACATTATTTTTTCATAACAAGACGGTACAACCCGATTGGGAACATTATGAAAAAACTGTAATTATTGGAAATCATATTTTTTATAGTAAAAAGAAAAAATCTAATACGAAATATGAAAGAAAACACAGATATAAAGCAAGCGCAGATATGGAGCTCCAGTCCGGATCGTAATTCGTTTCAAAAAAACAATTACTTAAAAAGAATGGAAGAATTAGGTAAAGAACCTAATAAAGACTATTTGGATTTCTTTGAATCACTAGGTGTTAAAAGAGATAAGAATAGTCTTGATCCTGAATGGCAAAAAGATAATTTAGAATACGACTTGCGTTCAACTGATTGGATATTAGAGAAAGTCCGCAATAGTGATAATTACGCACAAAATTTATATGCGGCTATGTGTAACAACGGCTTTATTAAAAACGATGTTTGGCCAATATTAACAAGTAAAGAATGGAGTTGTAGTTGGCGTTATGCTGGTGGCATTATAGCAGACATGCAACAAAAGGGAGATTACATTGATTGGTACTGTAGTGGTATCAGGGACGAACCTAAGGGCGAAGACATAAATAATGATATAAGTTATGTTAATGAAGGTTGTATAACTGATGAAATCCGTGATGACTTATTAAAATTGGGCTGGTTAGTTGCCCCGGGAGGTGATAATGAACAATTCTAATGTAGACTTAGTACAGATTGCCCGTAATACCACTAATAAATTAATTAATCTACAGTATAAAATTGATTTATTACGCAAGACCAATAAAAATGAATTAATATATCTAATAAGATATATGATGAGTAAGGACAAAAAAAGTTAACAGTATTTGTTATATATTAAATACTGCATGACTAGTAAATTTAAAGAAATAAAAAACAAATTAGACGAGATAGACGCATTGCCCGGTAAAATGTACGTCTATAAAAATGACCAATATGTAAGCCGTGCAATACGCACTTATGGTGAATATTGCCAAGCTGAAATTGACGCCATGAAACAATTTATAGATAAAGATTCACTATATATTGATGTTGGTGTAAATATAGGTTATCATAGTTTGGCTATACATAAAGTGACAGGTTGTAGTGTTGTTGGATTTGAACCGCATCCTACGCATTTTGCAGTAGCCGCAGAAAATTGCAAAGATTTACCAATACAACTTTTTAACGCCGCACTAGGTTCCCGTACTAAAATGATTGAACTAACCGACATTGATTTAGACAGTCTTGGTAATTATGGTGAAACAAAACAAGATGAACAGGGAATAATTGAAGCACAATCAATCACACTAGATAGTTTGAATGTACCAGCCATCCATGGCATGAAAATAGATGTTGAGGGTTTTGAATATGAAGTTATGAAGGGTAGTGAGAAAACTATAGACAAATATAGACCTGTCATACTATATGAAGCACTTAACTTAGATTGGACAAATGCATTCGATTTCTTAGACCACAAAGGATATAGTCAATATTGGTTAGCATGTTTCAATACACCTACGAAAGATGACACATTTATACCTAAGGACAAAAATGTTGATGCAGGGTTTGGACAAGGTGGCGTAAGTAATATCATTGCAATACCTAAAGAAAAACCACAAATTGGTAACTTAATACCAGTAGTACAAGATGAACCGTATATAGACTGTGTTACTAGAATTAAATCATATATAATAGCATTTTAATATGGATCCATTAATTTTTCTTGATTATCCAATTGATAAAGAAAAATTATTAGTTGAAGCACAACTGGCTAAACAAAGTAGCAAGCCATATACTGACAGTAGATACCCTGAATTATATATGGAAGACTGGTTAATAGGGCACTATAATAGTGAATATATTAACAGTATAATGAATGACTTTGAAGTAGAGGGCAAGCCTAGATATTATTGGATGAAACCATATGCAATAATACCTGAGCATGTAGATAACGGTACACAATGTAGTTTAAATTTTGTGCTTACTGAAAATGCTAGCCCTATTAATATATCCGGTATTGAATATTATTATGACAGTATATTATTGAATACTACTATTCCACATAGTGTAACAAATAACGGTGTAGAAAGAATTATGCTAAAAATCTCTATTTTTAATGAGTCCTATGATGAATTAGCCAGTAGAATTAAGTATAGAAGAAATGAACAACATTGAAATACAAAAGATAATTGATGATACATATAGCGTATTCAATAGTACGGTTGAGCAATTAGACAAATTTAAAAATCTACCCAAATTAGATACTGAATTATACAATAAAATACATACAGATTTTTTAGTACCCACTGATATAGTTATTGATAGTAATTTATTTCTAAAGGAAATAATTGAATTTGATAATGAGTTCAGTCAATGGGGCACTATGCATACAGAATTACCTAGATATGGATTAGCATTAGTAAATTTAGATGGAAAACTGTCTAAGGATAAAGATATTATTAATGGTTCATTATATCAATATAACTTACATAACCCCAATGATCCAATATTTGAAACAGACTGTACTACACCCACAACAGTATATGACTTAGAATCATTGAAACCATTGAAAGTGTTAGATGGATATTATACTAGAAGTAATATATTTAAATGGTTAAGTAATGGTAAATTCCTCCCACATATTGACACATTTAAGCCTACCCCGTGGTTAAGATTATGGGGCACAACTAATGCCGATAACATAAGTGTCAGTTATTATGACAGTATTTCAGACAGTTATAAAACTTGTGAGAATATAGAAAACGGAAGAATATATTTAACTGATACAAGCCTAGTGCATGATGCAATATGTACACATGGCACTAATTATCAATTCTTTTTATCAACTAATATATTAGCATATAATATTATAGTTGACCATTTACTAAAATAAATATATATTATGAATAATACCTATACACTATTACCAGCAAATATCGTTTATAATATTGACGAGCATTTCCCTAAATTAGTTGACCCAACAAAGAAAGTGGGCATCTTTTTATCTGGGGGAATGGAAAGTACATTAATTAGCAAAATAGCACAAAATATATACAACCCAGAAAATATATTATATATCTATGGCGACACAATGTTTTGTGGAAATAACGAAACAAAAAAGCAACATTTAGGTACTAATAATAAGATTAGCAAAGACAATTTGGGTATTGAAACATTATATATTAATGTAGATTATGATAATCATGTAAATGATAGGCGCAGTAGCATAGACACATTATTTGATATGTTAAAATCAGAACATAATGTAGAGTTTACATTATGGGGATTTACCAAATTATTCTTTCAAGTTGAGGTATTTAAGAAAGATTTTATAACTAAGGAAGACATTTATAGAATCGCATTTAATGATAGAGAAAAGTATAGTAGCACACTTGAAGAATTCCATGTTTATACAGGGGAATATGTACAACAATTACTAGATATTGATATACCACCAATTGTACATGAATTAATAAGATTTCACACTGGATTTGTCTATAGCCCATTCTATCAATTAAACAAAAGTGAAATTGTAGATTTTTATAAACAATTGGATTTATTAGATTTACTATATAAAACAACCAGTTGCACACAACCTAGTATTACTGAAAACGGTAAGCATTGCGGCACATGTTTTAACTGTCAACAAAGACATGATGCTTTTAGAATAAACGGCACAGTCACAGATAATACTCCTTATAGTTATGACATAGTACAAACTAAGCGTGATAGATTAGAAGAAGCCATGCGCTTAGACAAAATAATGAGACAGGAAGAATTAGTACGCAATGCAGTTCATAACCAAAACTAATATAACTGCTGATTATCAGTTAATGTATAAAGATTTAACTGATTTAATTAATATTGTGGGATGGCCAGAGAAACAAATTATTAATGGCCGTAGTTATCCTGCAAATCAATTAAGTTTAAAATGTCGCAAAAATGCAGTCAATCAATTAATTGATGCGGCCGGCAATCTGTATGATAAAGAGAAACAAGAGTTTATCAGTAAAGAAAGTGATTTCTCAGAGTGGGTAGATGTTGTACCTGAATACACTAAAAATGTGATACTAGATTTAGAAAATAGAGAGAATATTAAGTTTGGCCGTATACGCATTATGCGTTTATTAAGTAAGACAGGATTAAGTGTACACAAAGACTTTGAACACCGCTATCATTATGTATATGACACTAACCCCAACGCATTCTTTGGGGAAAGACTAGACGGGGAAATAACAGCACAATGTTATCATATCCCAAATGACAGTCATTTTTATATTGTAGATACTAAGCGTGAGCATTTTGTTTATAATGGTGGTTGGGAACCACGCATACATTTAGTAATGAATGTAATAGTGTGACATACCGTAGCATATTAGTTAATGATTCTAGCCCAGAATGGCAATATTTGTATAATATTGCTAAAAACGATAAAGACCACGAGCTAGCTGGTAATTATCAGAATATCAAATGTGTTGATTATGACCAAATGATTATGATATTAAAAGACGATAAACCCATTGTCTTTTTAGGTAATTATAATAATGGTCGCTGGCCTAGTAATGTCAGTAGAATGTGTACTAGAACATATACGCATCCTGATTATAGAAAAAATACTAATAGTGAAGTAATTAGCACATTCTTAAAAGCCACATTAGACAGATATGACGAGTGGGGCAAAGATATATTGTTTATCAGTCGTGGTATACAATATGATAATGTTGAAGTATCTTGGAAAAAGTTTCAACAATTTGGTAAATATATCCCTAGAATAGCAGGATATACAATGACATTTGATGACAAACTATATAAATGTTGCCCATCAGATACTAAAGACTGCTATCAATTTTGTTTGTGGTATGATCCAAAGAATATAAGACATACATTAGATATTCCATATATTACTATGGATGAGTGGAAACAATTACCAATTACTAACTGTTAATATTCTCACGCTTTTCATACTGTCCAGTAGGTTGAGTAAATTCTATATCTTTTCCACATACCCTAGCACAAGTGAACAATTTATTATCGCCCCAATAACTATCCCAAACTGTTTGGTATTCATCGCTATTAATTATATCTTTAATAGTGTTAGTTATGCAGTTTAATTTATCTAATCCGCCCAGTGATTCTACCATTAAATTATATTGATTTAATATTTCATCACGGATTTCAGGAAATGTACTTTCAGGGTTTTTATATGTATATGGTGGACTAGCCAAATAACAACATGGATATAGATTGCGTAAACTATCTATATAAACTTCATTGTTCTTTAATACCTGACAGTCAATAACCTTATTCTTATATTCATTATAGAACTTATTGATAGTATTATTGTCAATTAATACTATATTGCTTTTACTAGGTTCCAGATAATATATAGTCTCCCCATTATTATTTTTGACTGGAAATCTAGGTTCCCCTATAAATCTTGTGCTATTCTTTACAGTAAATACTTTAAAGTTCTTTTGTTTAGCACGGATCTCGGCTTCAACAACTTGATGCTCATTGTGCTTAAACTTAATGAATACCCATTCAGCAGTACCCCCACAATTAATAAAGGTTTCAGCGTTCTTAATCACATTGTCGTAGGTAGTTCCTATACGGTATATATGATGTGTATCTTCTAATCCGTCTAATGCAAATATAACACTATGGTCAGTGGGTAAACTATGATATAATTCAGTCCACCATTTACTATTTCTAGCACCCCCATTTGTATGAATCCTTACACTTATATGTGGATTATTAAGTTTAATATACTGACACATTTTAATTAAGTCATTATTCATAATTGGGTCACCAAAATTGCCGCAAAAATAAATATTACTTAATTGATTTAATACCTCAATATTGATTATTGATATAAAGTCCTCAAATGTCCAGTCAGTTTCTATTAGATTTGTGTTAGTTAATCCACCGTGTACATTGCGCGGGCACATAGGGCAACTTGCTTGACAACGGCTACTTATTTCTAAATGTATAGACTTAAGATCGGTGAATTTAAACATGTTTATAACCGATTAACATATATCTGTTATATAGTGGTAATTCTAATTTTTCGCTGAAAACCGCATTAATATTACATTGTTTTTTAAAATCATTTAAGTTCTCGCAAGTTCTTACATGTTCGTCTATTTTGTAGTCATTTGACTGTAAAACAAGCATACTTTTGCTCGGTAGCCTAGATAGCCATAAATCGTACTGTTTTTGAGTTATGTGCTCACAGCTAGTATTAATAACAATATCTGCATTACATTCAACATCTAGCATATCTCCTGTAATACTAGTAAACCGTTGTTCCATTTCTTCTATCTTGTTCATATTATAAGCAACATGCTGGCAAAGAGGGTCAATATCTACACTTTTAATATGTTTGATATTCATATTAGACTGAAATAACATACTTGCTAATACGCCCACCCAACCACCGTGAATATCAATAGTCAGTGGTTTTGTGTTTATTCTAGGGCGAGTTACAAACTCTAATCTATCTATAAGCCATTCTTTTGACTTTAATTGCCCACTCCAAAATGCATCCATTGTACGCATTGGGTTATTACTATTTCGTATTGCTTGCATCCAATGATGTATGTGGTCTGTGTCAATCAGCATATTTCTCCTCAAATCTATCTTTTAGCCAACTATAATCGTTTATTTTTAATAACATATAATTATCGTCAGAATATGTTAATCCATATTTCTTGCCCTCTATAGCCCCATCAATAGCATATAATCCATATTCTCTATCCATACCAACACTAGTCCATATATCTAGTCTATGTTCGGTGTCAGTATCTATTTGGCCATTAATAATTTTGCTACTTAATTTAGCACATTCTCTAAATGCACTACGCCAGGCATTAAATTCACTTGTATTAAACTTTGTGATATTGCTGACAACCATAATTGGTTCGTAATTTCTGCTGATACTAGTAGTCATATCTGGTCTATCTATTTTATCATAGTTATTAAACTTTTTCAATACACTTGTTCGTGGTAATAATTTCACACCACCGTATCCATATATCAAATCATTGATTGGGTTTATACTACGCCATACACGGACCTTTTCATAATCATAAAAGGGTACAACATAATCAAAGTTAAATTCGGGTACAATTTCACTATCACCATCTACTACCCAGAAATAATCACTAGTACATAACTTAGCGGCTTCAATATGTGCTTTATATATACCCTGTATACCATGTATGCGTTTTGCTCTAGGGAATCTTTCTAACAATTTATCATAATTAGTATTAGCATTTATTTCATTATATGAGATAAACACAATGTCATACTCTGTACTAGTAGGATTCTTTAAAAATGTTTGTGGACTACGGTAAATGGGCTTGACTGTTTTCTTATATTCAATGCTATTGTTAGTGGAATATACATCGGTTATTCTATGGTCACCGGTATCTTGTTTAATTATATTTCCATATGATATGGCATAACTCAATGGGGCCTTATTCACAGTATCCATAACTATATTATAGACATTATTTAAATAATCAAAATCATTGACACACTCAATATCAAATGTATTTCTAGTCATCCAGTGCACCGCACACCGTGATCCTAATATAGCATAGACTCCATTAACTACATCCATACCAATATGCATCCAGTTCCATAATCTATCATAATTACGCCAATCAAGTTCTGTAAGTTTATACTTAACTTCTCCGTCATTTAAACATAATTTGATACCTTCACGGAACCCTGCACGAAAAGCCTGCAATGGGCTACTGTTTATAACAACTGTGCTAGCATATTCATTTAATTGCAGGTACTTTGTAAAGTCAAAATCTACTTTGGTATTATTATCAATACTTGTTTCATGTGTTTTCATGTCTAATAGTAATTGTATTGGCCATATTTTTATGCCACCATTACCATAAC